ATTGCTTCATTTCCTGCTGGGTCATCATTATTTTGAACAATTATATTATCTTCTTCAGTTGTGGGTGTGCCACCTCCACCACCTCCACCACTAAATAAATTATTAAATTTATCTTTTAAATTTCCAAACGTTCCTTCAAGAGTATTTTCAAAATTGTCAAAAACTGATTCATCTACTAAATTGACACTGCCTGGAATAATTGATTTTTTAACTGCGTTTTTAAAATTATTTTTAGTGTCATTAATAAAGTTGTCCATATTGGTCTTGCCATTCTGAGCAGCTTCTGTAAATGTTGATTTTAAATTAGTTCCTAATTCTTTAACCGCTTTGTTTAAGCCTTCGCGGTCTAAAGTAAATGCAGCTTTTATTATTGCTCCAGCACTACTAAAAATATCATAGATAGCTTTTCCTATCATTTTAATATGTTCAATAGTGTTTAATATTTGCAATTTGGCAAAACCAAAAGCGGTCTTAAATGCAAACTTTATACTTTCTACAATAATACGAAAGCCCATAGATTCATTGTAAAGCATAATAAAATAATTAGCTATTTCAACTAATCTTGTTTTTATTTGTGCCCAATTTTTATATATAATAACTCCTATACCAACCAAAGCAGCTGTTATAAGCGCGACAGGGCTCATTAGAACGCCTATTGCAGAAGTTATAAGCCCAAAGCCACTAACAATAAACGGAAGCACCATAGCGAGCGCACCTATGCCTAAAATCAATTTTTTAGTTCCGCCGTCAAGCTGATTAAACTTTTTAAATAAGTTTCCGACAAATGCCATTGCTTTTTGTAAAGCTGGGCCAACAACTGTCATAAGATTTGCGCCAAATGTTTTGAAGTCTTCTTTTAAAGCGTTTATTGATTTTCTTAATTGGAACTCTGCAGATTTTTGTAGCTCAGCAAAAGCTTTATCAGTCATTCCAGTTGTGTTAGTCATTCGCTCGAATATACCATTAACAGCTTCTGCGTTTTGACCAGTTAAGGCAAGCAAAGGAACTAAGGCTCTAACGTTTCCAAAGACCGCTGTTGTTGCGTCTGCGTTGCCTTCAAATTTATTTGATAATTCAGTTAAGACCGAAAGCAATCCATCGTCTTTAATTTTTTGTCTTACTTCGTCTGCACTTAAACCCATTTTTTCTAATTGGTCTCGGGCACCTGAAGTTGGGTTTAATAAAGTTGTCATTATACTTCTTAAACCGGTTGCAGCTTGTGAAGCATTTGAATTAGTTCTTGAGACTGCCGCAAATGCTGCTGACAGCTCATTAAAGTTAACTCCCATTTCTGCAGCTACAGGAATTACCATTTCCATAGAATCAGCTAACTGAGTGGCGTCTAATCGACCTTCACGGACCGCAGCAACTAAAGTATCAGTAGCTTGAGTTGTAGTATAATTTTGCGCGGCATAAGCAGCCATTGCGGCTGTAGATAATCTTGCCACGGTTTCAGTTTCACCTAATCCAATAGCTGTTGCTTTTAAAGAAATATTTAATGTCTTTAAAGCCGTGTCTCCTCTTTGCCCTGCTGAGGTTATAAAGAATAATGCGTCTGCAGCTGTTTTAGAGCTCACTGCTGTCTCTTTACTCATTGACTTAACACTATTAGCCATTTGGTCAACTTCGTCTCCCGCAATACCTACAAGCGTTTTAATCTTAGTCATTGCTTTATCAAAGTCTGCCGCCATTTTTATTGCGCCAATTCCCGCTAAAGCAATAGGAAGGGTCATTGCCTTCATTCTCATTCCAACAGCTGTTATCTTTTTTCCAAAAGCTGTCATTCTCATTGAAGCTCTTTTGAGTCCTCCCGTGAAGCCTGCTGTATTTGCTAATAAATTAAACCGTAAACTTTGCTGCGCCATGTTAAATGCTTTTTAACAAAAATACTAAATTTTGAACACTTTTTTATTCTTTAAATTTTCAACCTGTTGCGCAAACAAACGAGTTTGTTCAACTGTTGGAGCCTCAACATTTTTAGCTCGTTTATATAATTTATCTTGTGGTAAACTAAATAATTTTTCGGGCTTTATTAATTGAGATTTTTTTGAGGCATTGCTGTTGTATATCATTGTGCTAATAAATCGACAGCGTTCCCATTCATAATTTTGTTTAATATGAAAAGCCTCAGCTAATAGCTGGGCTTCATTCCATGTATATTTCCAAAATTTATTAGGGTCGATTCCTATTTGACCAATATAATAATCAAGCAGACTATCCCAGCTTAATTCTTGTTTGGTTTCTTCGTTGTTTTTTTTTCTTGTGAAGCTCTTTCAATACCCATATTTAGGTCGTTACCTAAAATTCTTGTATTGGTCATGGCGGTTAATATTTTTTCAATTTCTTCTGGACTAACATCATCTAACCAAGAGCCCACTTTATATTCATTGTAATCAATTTCATTGCCTTCTTCTTGGTCATAAGTAAGGACGCCACAATATATAATTGCTCTAAATGCAGACATATTAAATCCGCTTTCAAATATTTTTCCAATATCTTCTAATGTGATACCTAACAATTCTGTTAAGCTTGCCCAGAAGTTAAAAGAAAAATGTAGTGTTCTTTTTTTACCGCCAAGCATGGTTGTATAATAACCTCTCTTTTGATTCGCCATGATTTTAAAATTTTAATTATGAAACTGTTCCAGAAGTAATTGCACCGGTTACTGTCATTGAACCAGAATATGTTACTGGAGACTCCATTTCAGACGCTATTTCAATTGATGAAAGAAAAGCTTCACCAGTTAAAATTTGGTCGCCAGAAGTAGCTGTTGCTAAACTCCAATCGATTTTAGTTCTATTTAACATAAGCTCAGACAATTCTTTAAAGTTTTGAGTATCTGTATAAGATACTAATCCTTCAAAAGAAATTTCCCCGCTTCTTAAACCTGCAATATGTTCTGCAAACCCATTAGAATCTTTAGTTGTAGCTTCAGGAAGGTCATTTGATAATGATAAACTCGCTGAGGTTGAGTGACCAATTACGATTGGAGTTCCTCCGTCACCTATAACTTTTAATAATAAATTTGTTCCGTTGAAAACATTACTTGCCATCTTTTTGATTTTTATAAATTAAACATTACAAATATAGTTAATTTTTATATTTGTTTTTAAGCGTCTATATATTGAATTCCAGCAAACCCATGAACACCAATATTATCTAATTGAATAAAATAAGGTTTCCAGCTGTCAGGTTCATTTGCTTCTTCAATCCATAAAGCATCTACATGATATTTTCCCGACCATTCAACTTCGTTTGTTATATTTCCCTCCGCGTCATATTCAGGCTCTGTTAAAGGCAATTCGTCAAGGACTACTATTGTGTCCTGACAAGTATAATGAAACTTTTCATTTCCATTACCATCATCTTCCATTATATGAGGCAGCTCTAACTTTAAAGTTTCAAATTGTTCTTTGCTATCAAATTCATATTTTTTGTGAATCATAATTTTAAATTTTATTGTAAAGTTAAGTTATTTAATTGAGTTTGTGTCATGGCCCTGTCGTAAATAGCCATGTCAATAACTCCGACCGGCATTGGCTGATTTTCTACATTTGCTTTAGTAAATCTTAAATCATTAAACTCTCGATTACTTGACGTGCCATTTAAAACTGGAGCGAAATAATCTGGCATACTACCGCTGGTGGGTGTGCTTCCGTTATTTAAAATATTAGCGTCAGAACCATTAACAGACAACCTTAATTTTCCGTTTTCAAATGTTACCCCTATGTGATACACCTCACCAATTTTAATGCTTGAGTCTGCTATATTAGCTACCAAAAAAGAACTTGCATAAACATACCCAGCACTCCCTAAATTATATTCAAAACGAATATCAAAATTACCCCCGCCTAAACTAATCATATTCCAAGCAATTACAGAACTATCAACGTTAGACCCAGCATTCATTCCGGTTTGTCCTAAAGAAATATATCTTGAAGGAATTAATTCTGTTGGATAAAATTTCATTGTCCATGTTAAGCCTCGTTGAGGATTCGCGGTGTTTAAAGGCAAAAACAATTCACAATTTCCAACTCTACCCATAATGTCTCTCGGAATTGTTAAAGTAAAACCATACGTATTAACATAAGGCAATAAACATTTATCTCTTGTAAAATTTAAACCTGTAATAAAAATTGAATTTCCATTATCTGAAACTTTTGTATTAATAGCATTTGGAGCAGCAATACGATATAAATATGTTCCGCTTGTAGAACTTGATAAAATATTTATTCTATACCATTCACCAAAATATTCTGTTACATGAATTTTTTCAACAATATTATTTGTGTTATCAAAAATATAATTGCCATTTGTTAAATCAACAGTAAGAACATCTTGAATAGCTATTCCATTTATTCCAAATGCAATAGCACAAAAATTTGTGCTTGCTGCTTTTGCAAAAATACTAAAGCATTGCCCTGACACCGCTGTTTCTGCAAATTGTAAATATCCAACCCCGCCCCCAAATCCGGTCTTAGTAAGTTTTGACACCTGCATTAATTGCTCATTAGCGTCAGATTTTAAACGTATATCATTCTTAGGGCTATTAGTTCCTTCTACTAAATTTACATCAGCACCACTCAAAAAATATTCAGATAGTGAATTGTCAAAATTTTCGCTGTTTTTAGAATAAATTGTTACTTGGTTTTGAATATCTAATGCCCCTTTATTTGAAACATTATAATTAACGCTCGGCGTGTTATTTGTAAGCTGCGCTAATTCTTTGTTTTTATTTTTAACAGTTTTACCAGAAAATCTTTTGCCGTCAATCGGGATTGGTTTATACTTATTATTTGTTGTAGCATAGCCCATTAAGCTTTCGTTTCCGATTGCCCATTTACCATTACCAATTCTTATTTCCGCCATATTAAACTAATTTAAAATTTCCACCTTTTGCTAAATCAGAATAGGAGTTATAACTTGTTATGTCAATTGCTTCATTTTCGGTTAACTCTCTATTCCACATTAAAAGCTGTTTAAAGCTTTGTCTTTGGCCCGTATCGTTGCCGTCTGTTAAGCCACATCCAATTCTTATTCTATCGTATTCAAACGGTATAAATGAGCCAGAAAAACCTTCAATTAAATGGCCATTAATATAAAGAGCGTAGTCAGTATTGCTTTTAAAAATTACAACAATTTTCATATAATCGTCTCTAAGATTTATATAATTTGCTGTTCCAACAAACGGACCATAACCAACAGAAGAGCGTCTAATTCTTAAGTTAGTATTTGAATTAAAATCTAATGCCAAATAATTATTTGGAAACCCTCCGGTTTTAAACAAAGACCAGACATGTTGCTGCGTGTCGTGTCTATCTATTTTACCTTCCCAATAAACCGTAACCGGAAAATATGAAGGAAAGCCAATAATTGCGTTGGATTGTAACACGGGATTTAATCTTGTTACCGCTGTTCCTTGTGTTGCAATTAAAGGGCCGGGTCCAACATTTGCGCTGGTATTTGGATTTGATTCTAACTGTGCGCCATAAACATAAAAGCCTTTTCCATTTTCGCCCGTGTATGTACTTGAAACAACCCCGTTAACTTCTTTTTGAATTAAAAGTCTTATTGTTCCGACTGATGAATTGGCAACAAATGCACAAGAAATTCTATACCAACCGTTTGGTAGCTTTAAGATTCGACCATTTTGACCACCTAAAGCAACATCTCCCGCGTCAGTTTGCCTAACACTTTGTTCTTTTATAAAAAATTGACAAACATCATTTGTTGCATTTGACATTTGGATTCTTATAATATTGCGCTGAATAGGTTTTACATATAAAGAAAACCAATACCTTCTTCCAGACGTTATTCCAGTAATTGTTTGGGACATAAAATGTGTAACATTGCTTGTTGTATTTTCCATCATTTCATTTACACCAAAACCACCAGTTACATTTATTGAACAT